TATAGTTCCATTATGGTGTTATTGCAAATAATGTGACCTACGTTATTGATGCCGCCAGCGGCTGCAATATCAGTGTCTCGCACAATAATGCCGTTGTGGACATTCCGAATGATATTCCCTTTAATGGTGCATTCGCGTGAACGATTGACAATAGGGCCGTTTTTTCCTCTGCCTGTTTGCCCTTGCCCATCATAGGTGCAATTGATAATAGCGCAATTGCGGCCCGACTCAATCACGCCCAATTGCGTTGCGCCTTTGGTTGTATCTCCGTTTCTAGCGTTCCCAAAAAATGTGCAATTTTCAAATACGCACAAATCTTCCGAACCGTACATAATGGCATTACCATCACCGCCACCAGAAAAAATAGAATCAAACGCTTTGCACCCAAGAACACCAAAGAAATTTAATGTATTGTCTCTAGAGTCGTATGAGTCGCAACAATTTACGGTGCCGTAATTGCCGCCATCACAAAAAATAATTTGTTCGGCGCTGGAATACGAAAGGGTAGTGTCAGAAATATTGCAGTATTCTGCGTTTACAACAATGCCAGACACGGTGTCGGCAGTCGGAAAAACATCGCCGTTTGAGTTAGTAATTTTTCCGCGCGATATATACACATAATCAGCAACAACACCAAACACAGTAGTGTTAGTGGCTGATTCCATATCAGTAATAACTACCGCGCCGCCTAAATCAATTTTTTGATTAGCGTTATCTAGCAACAAGCAATGGCTGATTGCCGATCCTTTTCTGGTTACAGAGCCTGACCCAGCAGTAGAAACCAAATATGTCCCGTCAGGGAAATAGACTGTGCTGCCAGAATTGATAGCGGCTTGAATTGCTGCCGTGTCATTGGTTGATCCGTTGCCAACAGCACCAAAATCCTTGACACTTACGCTCTCTCGCAATTTAGCTTGAACTGTTCTGGCTACAGCGCCGCTTCCACCTTGTGTGTACCCGATAAGCGACGACCCGCTAGAGGCAGACAATGAAGCCAAAATAGACGTAAGCGTAGCCTGGTCTGGGCCGTTAAGGTTGTCAACCGTCCAAATTTCCACGTCCGTGGAACTGGTCAGTTTTAGCTTGTAGGTTACGGCGTTGAACCAAACATTAGCCTCGCCACGGCTGTCTAAAATGATTGGATTGGTGTTTGCAGTGCCGCCAGACGAACTAGTGTATGTCGCTAATGGAGTGGTTGTGCCAGCCGCGTAGCTGTACAGCTTACCGCCTGACAATGGCACGCCATTAGCGTCAAAAAACTGTAGTTTTGGTGGCGTTGCGATAGATGTGGTCATGTGTTTACCATCCTGCTAGGGTTACATACTTTTGCCCGTCATCACCACAATCAGCTAAGAATTCATCCTTTTGCTCTGCGGAGTAGCTGCGGCATTTTACGCGTTTAAGTTCTTCCTCAACCAATTCAAGCCAAGAAGCCTCAAGCGTATTGGATTGCGTATCGTGGGTCACGGAGGCAAGATAACTCATGCCGTTACTCCTTTAATGACGGCAAAATTGAGCACTGGTTGTTCAACAGTAGTGCCGCCGGTTGTGGCGAATGTTATCCGAAAGCTGCCCGCTGCGGTGGCTGTGACAAAGATTTGATACAGATCAGTGCCTGACTTTTGCGTTACATGAACAACATCAGTGGCCGCCACAGTTGAGTTAGTCACTGTAAAACTTTGAAAAGTTGCAAGCCCCGCCGCAGACACAAGCGTAATAGCGCCGTTGGTTTTGTTTAATGTTACGCCAGTGGTGCGTGATGTGGCTTGGGTGACTGTGCCGCCAGAACCTGTGCCATAGCCCAACCCACCTGCCCCTGTAACAACCACATTTCCAGTGGAGGAAATTGAAAGTTGCTGAACAAGCCCAGCGCCACCAATAGGTTGCGTATAAAACGCTAAATAGCCGCCATTGGTTGATTCCCTGGCGCTTTTAATAAGACCTGTTTCTAACGCATAGCGAGAATTGATAAACCGCAAATTCCCGCCACCCGTATTGTTTGATGAACCATACGCAATAATTTGGACATCGGTAACACCAGCAGGAGTAGTGGTGTTGTCTTTACCCATCCTAACAATGTTAAGAATTGTTGCGGCATTAGGGTCAACAAAACTAAACGCGCCGCCCGTAGGGTTGGATGTTGCTAAGTTGTTTCCAAAACCTTGCGAAGACCCAGTGACTACAAAACTTCCTGCTGGCGACGCAGTGCCTAGCCCGACATTACCGCTTGCGTCTTTGTAAAATTGGCTGGTTCCAATTGCAATGATGCCCGTGCTGCCCGTCAATGTGCCCGTGTAGGACAAGTCGGTAAAAGCGCCTGTGTTAGCTGTAGTTGCGCCTACCGTGCCATTGATGTTGATAGACGCAGTGCCTGTCAGATTAGTGACTGTGCCGCTTGATGGCGTACCTAACGCACCGCCGTTAACAACAAACGCGCCAGCAGAACCTGTATTAACTCCAAGAGCCGTAACAACACCGGCACCCGTAGTGACAGTGCTTGGCGCTACACCAGCCCCGCCACCCACTACCAAAGCGTTAGCGGCCAAAGCGGCAGAAGATGCCCAAGTTGACGCGCTAGAAAAGTACACTACGCCGCCGCTAGTTCCAGCCACCGTCAGTGCTGGCGTAGTGGTTGGCGTGGCAATAGTAATAAGGCCACCAGTAAAGCTAACGCTAGTTACAGTTCCGCTAGTTGCAGGCGCTGCCCAGGTTGGTGCGCCCCCTGTTGTAGCTGTTAAAACTTGGCCTGTTGTGCCCGCAGCGGTAAAAGCATAAGCCGCACCTGTGCCATAGGCTACACCGTAAGCCGTAGGGGTCGCAGAACCGTTTGTTCCACCATTGGCAATACCCAAGGTGCCTGCAAGCGTTACAGCGCCCGTGGTGGCCGTTGCTGGCGTTAAGCCAGTAGAGCCGCCCGAAAAAGACAGCACACCCGTGTTGCTGATAGTCACATTGCCGGTTGCGCCAGACACTGAGATGCCAGTGCCAGCTACATTAGACAACACGCCAGAATTGGCAATTGTGATGGTGCCAATTGCATTGGTGACTGTAATGCCACTGCTAGGTGTTAACGTGTTAAGGGTATACCCTGTGCCATTGCCAATCAGCAATTGCCCGTTTGTTGGGATGGTGGATAACCCTGTGCCACCGCTAGTAACAGGAATAATGCCCGTGCCTGTTCCTACAATGTCATACAAACTATAAAACCACCTGTACCACTCGCGTGATACCGCCCCTGTTCGCTCGTCAGTAAGCGGAACCCTGGGCGGCGTGATTTGCGTGGAATTTGGGCTGGTAGCCATAGTTAGGCATTTGTCGGGCTAAGTAGCAACTCTGCACCCATGATGGAAACTTTTACGGGGTCTGTGCCAGACACTTCATAAACCCTGTCGCGTAGCTTGAGCGTCATCCCCAACCGCCGCCAAAAAACGCGCTTGTAATATTCGCCAATCTTGCCCATACCGGCCCAATGCTCATTGCTCCAAGTATGGCCGCCGTCATCCGACCAGCGCAACATTACTTGAGGATCAGAGCCTTGCCCAACATTTAACCCAGTGCCAGATTCAACATCTAACTGCAAGCTGTGATGCGCGGTGCGCTTGAGATTGTTTGTGCCTGATGGCAACGCACGCCATGAGCGCAACCACTTTTGTACATCGCCGTTATCAGCGTATACATCAAGGTCTAATGTGTAGATGTTGCCATTTTCATAGTCACCCACAATAATGTTGCCGCCAAAGTTGCATTGGCAGTTGCTGCGGTGACGGGTGAATTCGCCAGCGTCCCACCCAGCGCGTTCATGCCAGGCTTGCGTAGCTACGTCATACACCCAAGTGGCATTACCCGATGGAAATGTCAGCACATAGAAGGCGTGGCCTTCCTGCTGGTAGGTGTACGCAATAGCGTCTGAAATGTTGCCGTACTGAGCAATTGCGTACTCAATAGCATGGGTGGAGATGCGTTGGCCGGTGTAACCGTTAGCGCGGTAGACGATGCCTTGGCCGCGAGCATCTGTGCCTAACCAGAACAGGCCGTTGTCCATCTTAGCAATGGTGTACGCAGAAACACAGCCAATTTCGTTAAAAGCACCTTGAATGCGTTGCAATGGGAAGTCGGCAGCGCCCGAGTCGTACCAGACTTCCACCGAATCAGTGCCAAACACCCACAGTTCGCGGTGATCGGATATGAGTCCCACTACACCATCGGGTGAACCTTCAGCGGATGCAAAATCCAACGGATCAACAGATGACCCATCAAGCAATTGCGAAACCCAAATAAATTGGCTATTGGGCTGGTTAAAAACAAAGTACCCATCAAGGTAAGCAACCGTCACAGCGCCAGCAAAGTCTGGGTCTGTAATTTGGGCAAACACGTTGGTGGTTTCGTTGTAAATGTATCCATCAGGGTTGCAAGCAAAGAAAATCTGCGTTCCATTGTCCGCAATGGACACCGGCCCTGTACCGGACACCGTACCTAGCAATGTAGGCGTGGCCGTCAAGCCGGTCAGCTTGTAGACTTCTTGGCCTGACACAACATAGAAATCGCTGCCGTTGGTCTGATGCGCCCACAACGCGCGAATTGGGCCTGTGCCCACTGTTTGTAGAAAATTGAGGCCAGGGGCGCGGTTAAGGAAAGCGGCCGTCTTTCCGCCGTCTGGCGTGGCCTCTGGAAACAGATTAATCATCCTGTTATCCGCAGCATTGATACTGCGGGCGACGTAGGACGCGCCGAGTATCGGGGTTTGCATCAGTAGTTTCCTGCGTAGATGTTGAACCGCTGGCGAGTAGCCACGATGGCGTAAGGCATTGACATCACATCGTCAGGGTTGTTAATGCGCTTCAGATTACGCTTGCTAGTCATGGCAATGCGGGTCACTTGTGGGCTTGGCTCAACGCCAAATTCAGGGGCGATCTCCATTGCTAGGTTGTAGGTAAACGCCCGCAAATAGCCTGGCGGGAAAGCCAGCACAGTCGCCAAAGTGGCCGGTGCAGCCAGCTCTTGAACACTTACAAAATGCCATTCCAAATCCCGCGTAGGGCGTGGGTAAATGGACATTGTGATGTCTGGGTAACCCATATTCACAAAAATTACTTGCGGATATGTGCTAGTTACAGTTTTGACTGCAATGCCGTCATACTGTTGTTGATTGATAAATTTGATGCCAAAGCTGACGTTTGTGCCTGGATCGCGGTAATAAGTTGCGTCATCCAGCAAAACGGGGCGCAGTCCTACAAAGTTGCCCGACGGGCCAAGTGTTCGGATGTACTCGCCAGCAGGCCAAGTAAACACCTGGTCTTGGGTACAAAATACAGAAAGGCGCTCAGTGTTCCACGAATCAATCATCTGATTCATTGCGGTCAGCGCGTCTTGCGACACTGACGCGGATGTGGTTTCGCCTTCAGCTAAAACGCCGAGCAAACGCAATGCGCGATTGATTTGGTCACCCGCTGTATACGTCGCCATAGCTAGACTCCTTCTAGTTCCACTTTTCTACGTCGCTTTACTTCCAAGACGTTCACAGGAGCCGCCAGTTCAACATTAGGCGTATCCTCAGTATATCGCACCCAGCCGTTTGCTTCATCGGCTTCTGCTTCAAGTTCCATTGTGGCGACTTTTCTGCCGTGGATGGGGTGCTGTAGGTATATGACCATAGGTGAGAAAGGGGGCTTGTGGCCCCCTCCTTTTTAGACCGCGCCGTGGATAACGCAGAAATTGATGACAACAGCTTCCGACAGTGTGCCGCCGGAGATGTTTCGCAGCGTGATGCTGACCGAACCAGTAGCAAGCGCGTTGGCAAATACGTTGTATGAGCCAGGTGTCGCTTGACCACCAGAAATAGTCAAAATCACGGTGTCATTGGCGCTGATCAACGAATTGTTCAGCGTGAACGTGGCGTTGGTGGCGGTGGCCAACGACGCGTTGTTCATGGTGATGCGACCCATGCTCTTGTCCAGCGTCACCGCCGTCGATTTGCTGGTCGCTTGCGTAACCGAACCTTGACCAGACGCTGCGTAACCGATTTCATCGGTTGCGTACATCGTGCTGAATTCAGGGTCAAGATACGCAACGCCGGTTGCTTTGGTGTTTGACATGATGTTTCCTCAGAAAACAGGGGCCGAAGCCCCCGTTAGGTTTAGGCTACGCGGTACAAAGACCAAGCGCCGTCGCCAGTTTTCACGGCGCGGTACTTTTGGGCCGTGCCAGCGGTGGTGACGGTCATCAAGCCTTGTGAGCCGGACGAACCGATTGACCAGCCGGTGTTGGTGGTGATGGTAATCACGCCAGAACCGGAACCGTTGGTGTTAATCACCACAAAGTCAAAGCTGCTATTGACTTTGGCGCTAGACACAACTGCGTCCAGGTCAGTCGCCAAAGGCAGTGTGTAAGCCGCTGCGGTTGTAGTGGGAGTGCCCAAAATGATACCGTTCAGCAGTTGGGCAGTTGTCAGCGTTGCCGTGACAGTTGCCGTTGCTGGGGTAGCTTGGGTGTTCAGTTGAACTTCGCTCAGATTGCCATCACCAATTTGGTAACCGCCTGCGCCATTAGGTAGAGTAGCCATGATTATTTTCCTTCAGAAAAAGTTGATTAGCCCCACAGACGGCAAGCCATCTGAGGACGAATGGTGCTGTAGCCATACAGAACGTCAATACGGCAAGGCATACGGTCGTTGTTGATGTCGTACTGACGAACAACGCGCAGGCTGATACCGTTATGAGCTGCACGCGAAGCCATGTCAACGCCTTGGGGCAGCAACAGGTCAGCGGTAGCAAAGGTGATAGCGTCCTTGTGGTAAACCAGATTCTGCGCGTAAGCGGTAGAAGCGGTGCCCAAGAAAGTCACAACAGCGCCCGTAGCTGGCAACGAAGTCATGGTCGCCAGTGCGTGGGAAGCCGAGTACATAGGAGCCACAGTTACAGTCCAAGTGCCAGACACAGCGGTAGCGTCAGCCAAAGCCACAAACTGGAACAGCGAACCAGTGGTTTCACGGGTTTGCGGGTTCACAGAGAAGCAACTACCAATGGTGAAGACATCGCCAGCTTTGATGGTGGTCGTAACCGAACCTTGTTCCAACAGGATGGTGGAAGAACCTTCGCTGGTCACGCCTGGGGTTTTCACCAAAGTGGAAGCAGTTGCATCGCGCGAACCGGTGGTGTGCTGCTTGATAGACTGAGACATATTGATTTCGTCAAAGCCCAGCACGCCAGTGCCCATCATGCCGTTCTTGAACTGCTTGCT